TTATTGGTTGATTTTAATAATTTATGTATAATGGATTCCGTGGATGACCCATCTTGGAATCCGAAACTCTAGGAGTAAAGATGGCTACGACTACCACATCTCAAATTGACCCAACAATCCAACCATATCTAGGTTATGGATTGCAACAAGCTCAACGTCTGTATCAAAGTGGTGGCCCACAGTATTATGGTGGCCCTACCTTTGTTAGCCCTACAACTACCACACAAACAGGCTTACAGGCTTTAGAGGCTCGTGCTTCTTTGGGTAACCCTCTGCTTCAATCTGCTCAGAATCAACTGCAGAACACAGTTTCTGGTGGCTTTTTGGGTGGCAATCCATTCTTTCAAGGTGCATTTCAACCTGCTGCACAAGCGGCTGAGATGCAGTTTAAGCAGACTTTAGGCGATATTGGTTCTAAAGCTAGTTTAGCGGGGCGTTATGGCTCTGGTGCTATGGGTTCTTTACAAGATAGGGCTACTGGTCAGTTTGGTCAACAATTGGCTAATACTGCTGGACAGTTGGCTTATCAAAACTATGCAGATGAACGAGCAAGACAGCAAGCCGCTACGATGGCTGCGCCTGCAATGGCTTCTGCTGATTACCAAGATATTCAGAATATGTTGCAAGCTGGTCAAATCCGTGAAGGTTACCAAGGTCAGCAAATGCAAGGTGACATTGCTAAGTTTAACTTCTTGCAAAACCAACCACAACAGAACTTACAGAACTATCTATCACTTGTCTATGGAAACCCACTAGGACGAGTAGCTTCTTCTACAACTAGCGGAACGCAAGACACATCTATGCTACAAAATGTTTTAGGTCTAGCGGCTGTTGGTGGTGGCTTGTATAAGAATCTAGGTGGTTCTACAGGCATTAGCAACTTGTGGAATAGCGGTTCTAATTGGTTAAGTGGTACGCCTAGCATGGGTACTATTAATACTAGTTACCCTGCTCTTGGCACGAACTGGTGGGATTGAACATGGCTGGACTATTAGATATTTTTGGTACTGGTGGCTCAAGCACTATGGGTCTTCTGGGTATGTCTCCAGAAGATATTACTCGTAATCGTGATGATGCCCAAGCACAAGCACTATATGCTTTAGCAGGACGTTTGTTCCAAGGTGGTAATACTGGTGCATCTATTGCACAAGGCTTACAACAAGGTCAACAAGCGTATAAAGGAACAATGCAAGCTGGTTTGCAAGAACAATTGCAAAACTTCCAATTGCAGGATATGTTAAAGAAGCGTCAGCAAGAGCAAAAGATGCGTGAACTTGCGCCACAAATCTTTACCACTACAACGACACCTGCAAAAGAAATGTATGGTGAGGATATTATGGGTCAGCAAGTAGGGGAGGGCGTAAGACCTGCTCAGACTACACGCACTATTGACCCTAATAAGTTACAAGCATTGGCAATGATGTCACCAGACCCATTAACATCTTTAGCAAGTATGGCTAAACTTGTTCCTGACTTGCGTAAAGCAGGGTTTATTGGTGGTACTCAACAAGAAGACAATCCATTTGCTGTTTATTTAGCAGACCCTAGTTTACCTAAAAATCTTAAACCAATTGTCGAACAGTATTCAAAAACTTGGCAGAACTTAGACCCTGCTGTTGTTGATGCTCGTGTAGCGCAAATTGGTCAACAGTTGCAAAAGAATTCTGAGTTCCAGCAGGTTCAAGCAAGAATTGAACAACAAGATAAACAACTTAATGCTTTTAAAGAGCAAGGTCTTGCACAAAGTGCTGAAGCTAAACAATTAACAGCAAGTATTGCACTTGGAAATCAAGCAATTGCTCGTATGCTTGCAGAACAAAAAATTGATGCGGCTAAGAATAAACCTTTGCCAGCAAGTCTACAGAAATCTGAAGATGAAGATTTACAAGCTATCAATAGCTATAAAGCTACACAGAAAGAATTGTATTCTCCACTTAAAGCATTGACTCCAGACCCTGTTACTAAAAAACCAATGTTAGAACTTGGGCCTGTCCAGAACTTGCGTTATCAAGCAGCTAACTTAACTGGTGACTCAACTGAGGCAAGTCGTGCTTATGCAGATTTGCAATCATCAGTTAAAAACGCAGTTAACTTAAAAGTTAGTGCAGAAAAAGGCGTACAGACAGATAAGGATGTATTGCGTTTTGCTGATGCTTTGATTGCTGCATCTGGTAAGAATGATACTAAAGCAACATTAGAAGCATTGAAGAAATTTAATGATTCAATTGTTACTGCACAGGAAAACACAGTCAAACTTATTGACCAGCGTAGAAAGTCTCAGGGGGTAGCACCTTTATTTGGTGATACAAGTAGAAATGTTGATGTGAACTACTAATATGCCATATTCCATTACTACAAAAGACGGAATTACGATTCCAGACATTCCTGATGATGTTGCGCCAGATGCACCAGAATTAAAGGCAATGGTTGAGAGAATTCGTGCAGGTCAAAAGCCTACCGAAAAGCCTATGACTTCTTCTCAACCACAAATGTCTGCTGCTGATGTGGCAGTTAGTGCTGTAAAGACCTTTCCTAGTTCTGTTGGTTCAATGCTTGGTGATATATATCAAGCGGTATCTAGCCCTGTTCAAACAACTAAAGCTGTCTTAGACCTTGGTGCTGGTATTTTGCAAAACGCATTGCCAGAGCGACTTGTTCAAGCTGTAGGTGAGGACAAAGCTAGTCGTGACTTAGCTTCTAAAGTTGGTCAGCACTATGTAGAGCGTTATGGTAGCGTAGAAGGTGCTAAACGAGCATTAGCTACTGACCCTGCTGGTGTTATGGCTGACTTATCTACTGTGCTTACTGGCGGTGCTATGTTGCCTACAAGGGCTGCACCTGCATTGGCTACTGCGGCTCGTGCTGTTGACCCATTGATGTTAGCGGCTCGTACTACTGGAAAAACACTTGATGTTTTAGGTGGTGCTACTAAAGCTGGTCTTGGATTGCAAACTGGCGTTGGTTCAGAAGCTATTGGTCAGGCTTACCAAGCTGGTAAAACTGGTGGTGAAACTGCTGACTTGTTTAAGGCTAATTTGCGTGGTGAAGTTCCGCAATTAGAAGTTCTTGATGCTGCTAAACAAAACCTAGCAAAAATGGCAACAGAAAGAAGGCGTATTTACAACGAAGGAATGAAGAACATTAAGGGTGATGCAACTGTTCTTTCTTTAAAAGGTGTAGATGATGCTGTTAAACAAGCATTAGACGACATTTCATTTAAAGGTCAAGTTAAGAATGAAGTTGCTTTTGAAAAATTATCAGATGCACAAGCTAAAGTTAATGCTTGGAAAAAACTAGACCCTGCTGAATTTCATACACCAGAAGGTTTAGATGCTTTAAAACAGCAAATTGGCGATATTCTTGAGAAAATACCTTACGAGCAAAAGACTGCTTTAAATTCAGTTAACCAAGTTTATAACGGAATTAAAGCTGAAATTGTTAAACAAGCACCAACCTATTCAAAAACAATGAAGGCGTATTCTGATGCAACAGATACGATTCGTGAAATTGAAAAGGCTTTGTCTATGGGTAAGCAAGCTACAGCAGATACAGCAATGCGTAAATTGCAATCTTTGATGCGTAACAATGTTAATACAAACTATGGGCAGCGTTTAAATCTTGCTAAAGAACTTGAAAAAGTTGGAGGCAAAGAAATGATGCCAGCATTAGCAGGTCAAGCACTTTCAGAGTTTACACCAAGAGGATTACAACGAGCATCTTCAATTCCTACTGCATTTTTAGCGCAAGGTGTTGGTGGGTTGCCACTTGCGGGTTTATCTTTAGCTACATCATCTCCTCGTTTAATGGGTGAAGCTGTTTATGGTGCGGGTCAAGTTGCTAAAGGTTTACTTGATGTTCAAAATAGGATGCCAAACATAGACTATCCAACAATGTTTAACTTGTTGTATCAGGCTGAAAAGCCAATGAAATTAGATTTAACTGGAATGGCTAACCCCGAATAAGGACTAACATGGCAAAGACAAAGATTAGCGAATGGAGTTCGACTCCCGCAAATAACACAGACATTGATGGTATTAACATTGCAGAGGGTTGTGCGCCATCTGGCATTAACGATGCTATCCGAGAGATGATGTCTCAGGTTAAAGATTTACAATCTGGTGCTAGTGGAGATACAATACCCATTACTGCTGGTGGTACAGGCGCAAGTACAGCAAGTGCGGGATTAACTGCACTTGGTGGTGCATCAACAGGCAAGGCTATTGCTCTTGCAATCGTTATGGGGTTTTAAGGAACTATTATGGCAAATCCAAACATTACGGCTGTATCAGCAATTTACGGCAATACAACCTATTTAACACCTTCAGCAACAACTGCTGTTGTTTTGTTAGCTAATGCAGCGTCCTCTGGTACTGTGATGAAAATCAACCAGATTGTTGCGGCTAACGTAAACGGCTCTGCTGCTGTTAACACTACTGTTTCATTGTATTCAAATGGTGCAGTAGCGCAAGGTTCTGCCCCTAGCGGTGGAACGGCTTACCCAATTGCATCTACTGTTTCAGTACCTCCAACTGCTTCATTGATTGTTACTGATAAGACAACAGCAATTTACTTGATGGAAGGTCAATCTATTACTGTAACAAGCGGTACGGCAAGCGGCATTACTTATTCAATTAGCTACGAACTGATTAGCTAATTAAGGGGCTGATATGTCTCTAAAAAGAGTAGGTGGAATTCTAAGTGCTGGGCGTAACGGCATTAACTTCCCTGTCACAACGGTGGAATACCTTGTCGTGGCTGGCGGGGGTGGTGGTGGCGGTTATTGGGGTGGTGGCGGTGGTGCGGGTGGATTACTAACCGCAACTGGTTATGCCGTAACTATTGGTTCTTCTATTACTGTAACCATTGGTGCTGGTGGTGCTGGAGGCAATACTGTTTCTGGAAGTCAAGGTGCAAATTCTGTATTAACTGGTGGAACAACAATAACATCCACGGGCGGTGGTGGTGGTGGCTATGGTAGTGTTGGTGGAACTGGTGGCTCTGGAGGCGGGGGTGGTTGGCAAAATGCTGGAGGCGCAGGAACTTCTGGTCAAGGCAATGCAGGTGGTTCTGCGGCATCTGCTAGTCAATATGCAACTGGCGGTGGTGGTGGCGCTGGGTCTGTTGGTACAACTACAACAACTTTAATAAGTGGCAATGGTGGCACAGGGTTAGCGTCATCTATTTCTGGCACTCAAATTCAATATGCTGGTGGTGGTGGCGGTGGTGGTAGAAATCAAAACACCAATATTACTGGATATGGCGTTGCTGGCGGTGGTTCTGGTGGCGCATCTAGTGGCTCAACTGCCATTTCAAATGGTCAAGCAGGGTTTGCCAACACAGGCGGTGGCGGTGGTGGAAGTTTGAGCGATGGCACTAATGGTGTTGTTGGAGGTGCTGGCGGCTCTGGAATCGTAATCATCCGCTACCCATCTTACTTAGCCCATCTTACTTAGCCCCTGCCGCATCAACAACAGGCAATCCTGAAACTTATGTGACTGGCCCTTGGCGTGTTTATCGCTTTGTAGCATCAGGCACTATTACATTCTGAGGAACATATGCCTACAGGGTTATTTACATTAAAACAACAAGTTCAAGCCCTAGCTCTTAAGGCATGGACTGGTACGCAAAAGACCAACTATGTTGAATATCTAGTTGTCGCTGGTGGTGGTGGTTCTTATGTTGGCGGTGGCGGTGGTGGTGGTTTATTAACTGGCATATTGCCTGTTGCTACTGGCGTGTCTATTACTGCTACTGTTGGGGGTGGTGGTTCTTTTAGTGGGACTCCAACAAGCGGTCAAAACTCAGTATTTGGAAACATTACTGCTTTAGGTGGTGGTGCATCTTCAAATGCAAGCACATCTACTTCTGGAGGTTCTGGAGGCGGTGGTTCATACACAGCAATTACAACTGGTGGGCAAGGAACTTCTGGACAAGGTAATGCTGGAGGCACTAATACTTCTGGAACTACAAATGCGGCTGGTGGCGGTGGTGCTGGCACAGTAGGATTAAATTCTACAAGTTCAACTTGTGGCAATGGTGGTGCTGGTATAGCGTCATCTATCAATGGGACTGTAACTACATACGCTGGCGGTGGCGGGGGAAGTGGTAGCGGAACTGCTGGTGTTGGAGGTGTTGGTGGTGGCGGTACAGGAAACTCAACTGCAACTACTGGCAACAATGGAACTGCAAATACTGGCGGTGGTGGCGGTGGTTCGTATAGCGTTAGTGGATACGGCAATGGCGGCTCTGGCATTGTCATCATTCGCTACCCAAGCACATTTGCTGATGCGGCAAGCGTGACAAACGGCACAAAGACAACTGCTAACGGCTACACGATTTACACATTTACATCTAGCGGGAGCGTGACATTTTGAGCACTTTATTAGGCGGCTATTTGTCCGCAACCTTTAATCCTTTGAGTGGCGCACCTACTGCTGTTGAATACCTTGTGGTTGCTGGTGGTGGTGGGGGTGGTGGCGGCGGCGGAGGCGGCGGTGGCGGTGGTCTTTTAACTGCGGCTGGTTTTGCTGTGGCGGCAGGTTCTGCTATTACAGTTACCGTGGGTGCTGGCGGTGCTGGCGGCGCTACTAGCACTAGCAGTGGCGTGGTTGGTGCAAATAGTGTTTTTAGCAGTATTACTGCAAGCGGCGGTGGATACGGTGCTGGATATGCAACTGCTGGTGGTGGGAATGGTGGTTCTGGAGGTGGAGGAACATCTTCACAGGGTGGAACTAATGCCGCAGGAACAGGGACATCAGGTCAGGGATTTGCAGGTGGGCTAGGTGGCGTTATAGTTAGCTATAACGTAGGCGGCGGTGGCGGTGGTTCTGGTTCAGTTGGAGGGGCAGGAAACGGCACAACTGGCGCTGGAGGTAACGCAGGAACAGGAACAGTTTCATCAATTACAGGTAGCCCTGTTCAATATGCAGGTGGTGGTGGCGGTGGAGGCAATACTGGAGCCGCTACTATTGGCTATGGGTCTTCTGGTGGCGGAAATGGCGGTGGCTACAATGCTGGCGCAAATTCACCTCCTAGCACAGACGGTTTAGCCAATTCAGGAGGCGGTGGAGGCGGCGGTTGTGTCAGTTTTGCTGGTAGTGCAGGTGGCTCTGGCATCGTAATCATTCGTTACCCTGCAACACAATCAGCACCAACTGCAACAACTGGCTCACCACAAATTTTGTATGCAGATTCTTATCAAATTTATGTGTTCACATCTAGCGGAACAATCACTTTTTAAACGGAGAAAATCATGGCACATCACGCACGGGTTATTAACGGCATCGTTACTGAAGTTATCGTAATAGATGCAGAGACATTGCAATCAGGACACTGGGGTGACCCATCAGAATGGGTGCAAACGAGTTACAGAACACAAGGCGGTCAGCACCCAGAGGGCAGACCTCTCCATAAAAATTACGCTGGGATTTCCTACACATGGGATGGCACAGGCTTTGCCCCTCCACAACCATTTGCATCATGGACTAAAAATTCTGAAACATACCTTTGGGAAGCCCCAACACCTATGCCAACAGACGGCAAGATGTATCGTTGGGATGAGCCTACATTGTCATGGGTTGAAGTAACTCAAGGGGTCTAACGTGGCTCAATATAGCGGCATATTTACGCTGTCTCAGGCAAGCCAAGCCATTAAGGACAACAACTGGACTGGATTGCCTCCGCAGAATGTGGAGTATTTGGTCGTTGCTGGCGGTGGCGGTGGCGGCGGTATATATTACGGTGCTGGTGGTGGTGCGGGTGGGTTGCTTGCGGGTTTTTCTGGTGTTACTGTTGGTACTCAGTTATGGGTAACTGTGGGTGCTGGTGGTGCGGGTGGCGGTAATGGTTTAGTAGGAACAAACGGCTACAACTCTGTTTTATTGGCTTCTAGTAGCGGTGCATACACAGGAAACATTATTGCTTTAGGCGGTGGCGGTGGTGGTGCTGGTGGGACAGGAAATAAAAATGGTCTTTCTGGTGGGTCTGGAGGCGGTGCATCAGAATCTGCTGGTGTTGGAACTGCTGGCTCTGGAACATCTGGTCAAGGAAATTCTGGTGGAAATTTGGCTAGTGCTGGAGGAGGCGCTGGAGGCGGTGGCGCAGGAACTGTAGGTTTAAATGGAAGCACACCCGCTGGCGCTACTGGGTTTGGCGGTGCTGGTGGTGCGGGAATAGCTAGTTCCATTAGTGGCGCAGTTGTTACTTACGCTGGCGGTGGAGGCGGTGGGCCAAATGGAAATGTGTCTGCTGTTAGCGGTGGTGTTGGTGGAGGTGGTGCGGGTGCGGCAGGGTCTGGAGATGCTGTCGCGGGAACTGCTAACACAGGCGGTGGCGGTGGTGGCGCGGGTGGATATAACACAGGCACTTCTGCCTCGGGTGCAGGCGGTTCAGGCATCGTCATTCTCCGCTATCCAGACACATTCATAGCCGCTACAAGCACAACAGGTTCACCAACAATCACTGTGGCTGGTGGGTTTAGAGTTTATAAATTCACGGCCTCTGGTTCTATTACGTTCTGAGAATGAATCATGGAAGACCAAGTAACCCACTCGCAAATCTACGAGAGACTGCTTGCAGTTGAAAGTAAGGTAGATGAGATAGACAAGAACACAAAAGGTCTTGTAGAGGCTATAAAGGCTCTTGATGGGGCTTTTAAGGTCTTAGGATGGATAGCTTCTGCTGCCAAGCCTATTCTATGGGTGGGTGCTTTAATCATGGCTGCTGGTGCTGTTTGGCAGACTTGGATTAAAAAATGATGGATTGGCTAGAAGCTATTGTGGCTCTAGCCTTTCTTTTTTGTTTTGTCATGTTCTGTGGTCATGTCATTCTTTGGGCGATGCCGTGAGATGGATACTAGTGCTATCAATTCTTTTTACATTGGTAGCATCTAGTAAAGAGCAATATCGTTGTGTCAGGTGGGCATGGACAGGTGATGTTTACAATCGAAAAGTTGTGTGTCTTGAATGGCAAAAAGTAGATAAAAAATGATTGACCCATTAAGTGCTTTAGCTGGCATACAGTCAGCAGTTAAACTCATTAAACAGGCTTCTAAGACTGTTGATGACGTTGCCTCGCTTGGGCCTGTTCTGGGTAAATATTTTGATGCCAAGTCAACTGCGACAAAGGTTGTCTCATCTGCAAAAAAATCCAAGTCTTCAATGGGTACAGCAATCCAAATTGAACTTGCTTTGGAACAGGCTCGGGTTTTTGAAGAAGAATTGAAGATGATATTTATGGCATCTAATAAAATAGATGTGTTTAATAAAATCAAGGCTCGGGCTGAAGCAATGGATGTGGAAGCAGCACATGACGCAAGGCGAGAGCGTGAAGCAGAAAAAAGAAGAAAAGAAAAAGAACAAGAACAATTGGCTTGGGCTATTGGTTTTGTAGCTTTAATTTTGCTAGGTACATTTGTGGCTATGGGAATTACAGAGATGATGGAATTCTGTGCCAAGAACAAGTGTGGACGATGAACGAGTATCAAAAAACATTTGATTTGGCTTTAAAAATATTTGTCTACGGATGTGTGGCTCAATATTTTTTAGGCTTTCTGAAATTTCTTCCTAACAATTTGTCGGATAAGATTGTTAATCTCCTACTTGGAAAGATTGGACTCTAATTATGTTTGAAGTATTATCTGGCGGTTTACTAGGCTCTATTTTTGGTGGCATCTTTAGGATGGCCCCAGAAGTTCTTAAATGGATGGATAAAAAGAACGAGCGTGAACATGAACTTAATATGTTCAAGTTCCAATGCGACTTAGAAGCACAACGTGGTCAGCAGAAGTTAGCTGAGATTGGCGCACAAAGAGAAGCCGCTATTGATGTAGGGGTCATGGATGCCTTCAACAACGCCATTACACAGCAAGCAGAGATGGTTAAAGCCGCAGGTGGATGGGTAGCCTCACTTTCTGCTTCTGTGCGTCCAGTAGTAACATATTGGGTACTATTCATTTGGTCATTTATTCATGTGTGGTTTGCATGGAACGCATGGTTAGGCGGTGCGCCAGCTACTGAAGTCTTTAAGACAATGATGACTCCAGACTTTTCTGCTTTGCTATCAGGGACAATTAACTACTGGTTTCTTGATAGAACTCTGTCTAAGCGTGGCATATGAACTTAGAACTGGCTGCATCTTTATGTAAGCAGTTTGAGGGGTTTAGAAGTAAACCCTATCTATGTCCTGCTAATGTAGCCACGATTGGTTATGGCTCTACCTACTATGCTGATGGAGTAAAGGTTACTTTAAATGACCCTCCAACGACACAAGAGGAGGCTCATGTTCTTTTAATGCACGAATTGGAACATACCTACCTACAGGGTGTTTTAAGGAACTGCCCTATCCTTATGACAGACGAGCGCAAGTGCAATGCTATTGTGGACTTTTGCTATAACTTAGGTATTGGCAGACTTCAAACATCCACTCTCAAGCGAAAAATCAATGCCCAAGATTGGGAAGGTGCTAAAGAACAACTGATGCTATGGAACAAAGGCGGTGGGAAGGTTCTAGCTGGTTTGACCAAGCGTAGAGTTGCTGAGTGTGCATTGTTAAATTAAAATGTCATAATATCTATATAAGGTGTTGATATGTCTAATATACCTACACCAGAAGAAGCACAAATCTTTGCACAAAGTGTCAGAAAGTGGCAGCAAATTTTGAGTTTGGGTGATTGGCGAATTGAGAAGGGCAGTAAACCCGCTAAAGAAGCAATGGCTTCTGTAGAGTTTAACCAGACTGCTAGATTGGCTACCTATCGACTAGGGGATTTTGGTGCTGAAAAGATAACACCAGATTCACTAGATAAGACTGCGCTACATGAGTTACTTCATATATTTTTGTATGACTTGATGTGTGTAGCGACTGACCCTAAATCTTCTGATGAGGAAATAGAGATGCAAGAGCATAGAGTTATTAACTTGCTAGAAAACTTACTCTCTAAGGATTCAAATGGGTAGTCATAACGAAACTTGTACGGATATGGAGTTCATCCAACTATGGGAGAAACTTCAATCTGCTACTGAAATAGCCAAACATCTTGGAATTCCCAACAGGGCAGTTCATTTGCGTAGAAGGTGGATTGAGGAAAATCACAAGATTACCTTAATAGCAAAAGACCATCGTGGTGCTAACTATGCCGCCACTAGACCAAAATCCTTCTCTCCTTTACGACAAGTAAAACTTGGCATACTGGACGGAACAGTCATTGTGTTCTCAGATGCCCACTTTATTCCAACTCAGCGTACAACGGCCTTTAAAGGGCTTCTATGGGCTATAGAACAGTTCAAACCCAAGGCGGTGATATGTAACGGGGATGCTTTTGATGGAGCGTCTATATCTCGCCATGATATAACTGACCAACCACAGACTTCTGTTATCCAAGAGCTAAAAGCTACGCAAGCTGCGTTGGGTGAGATTGAGGAAACTGCTAAAGCAGCTAGACACAATGTAAAGCTACTATTTACATGGGGAAATCACGATATTAGGTTTGGCAATCGTTTAGCTCAACACGCACCACAATTTAAAGAAGTGCAAGGATTTAAACTAACAGACCACATTCCAGATTGGGACTTTTGTTGGGCAGTATGGCCTACAGATAACGTAATTGTTAAGCATCGTTACAAAGGTGGTGTTCATGCTACTCATAACAATACAGTTAATGCTGGTGTGTCTGTTGTTACTGGGCATCTACATAGTCTTAAAGTAACGCCATTTTCTGACTACAACGGATGTAGATACGGAGTAGATACAGGAACTCTTGCTGAGACTGATGGCCCACAATTTACTTATGCTGAGATAAACCCTAGCAATCATAGGTCAGGGTTTGCGGTGCTGAACTTCTTTAACGGACAACTACTAACACCTGAGTTAGTCCAGAAGTTTGATGAAGACCAGATTCAATTCCGTGGAGAAGTCATTGATGTAGGTGCATTTTGAGTGCATGGCTCATCATTGTTACTGGTGCTATCTACGCCTATATAGCTGGTGAACAACTATGGAAAGATAACCCACAAATGGCTATTGTTTACGCAGGATACGCATTTAGCAATGTGGGTCTTTACTTGTTAGCAAAGTAAGTTACAGAGGCTCGTGAGCGTTTAGGGCAAAGTCTAGGACTGCTTCTTCTTCAAACGCACCATCATTAAGTTCAACAGCTACATAGTCAACTGCCCAACCATGTTCTTCTTGAAACTCCACAAACTTCTGGAAGATTTCAATAATGTCAAAGTCATGTGTTTCAATAACTAACTTGTCGTTAAAAAGCCCAAATTCCATTTCAAATTTCATAGTCATATCTCCTTTTGGAAGACTCCGTTAGGCAATAGTATGCCCTTGCGATTCTTAATCTGGTCATACGCAACTTCCATGCAGTTTACTAGGTTTATGTCTTGCAGCACACAATAATTTATGAGGCAAACCATAACATCTCCTACTGCGTCTATGACTGCTTCCTTATCGTGCTTGATTGTTGCGTCAGCTAGTTCACCCATCTCTGAAACTGCTTTAAGTAGCTGAGACTCTGGGTTGCTGTTAGGAATAATCTTTCGAGCTTCTGCCCATTGGATTATCAACATTTCAATGTGTGCGTATGACGACATAACTATCCTTTCGAGTTTGCAAATTCGTACCACATAACGTAAAAGTCTTTTAGGTAATCAAGACCTTCTCCTATCTTGACGCACTTACCTAGAACAACTTGGAACACATCTCCAACTTCAGTTTCTCCGTCTGTGTTGCCAATAATGACTAACACAGTAAATTTAGGAACTTGAGCAAAAGCCTTGAGTAGCAATTGCTGACCAGTAGCCATATTTTCATTAGGTTTCTTCCACTCTCCGATTAGGAAATGACCTTTTCTCTCGCAAATCATGTCTATGTTGCTAGGCAAGAAATGCGAGTTACTAGGAATCAACCCTTGGAAATCTCGGAAGTCCGTATGGGTTGCATACGGATTTCTCATAGTGGTGAGGGTACTCATTGCTCGTCCGCAAGCCGAAAAAGCCTTTGCACAACTTTCCCCTCGTAATCAGAACGGAATTTCCGAATCATCAAACTCAGCCTTTTTAGGCTTTGTTGGCTTGTTTAAAGAAGCGTCAGCGTTCTTATTCTTGATAGACAAAGACATAAACTTCTGTCCGTCCTTGCTTACTTTAAGCCAAGCAGATAGCCAGAATTCTATTCCATCTACATTGAGTGACCCTTTGTAATCAGGAAACTTGGCATCGTCTTTCCTATCGTTCTTGAACAAACTTCCTCGGTTTGTATTGTCGTATTCCATATTAACCTTTCGCTTTCTTAATTGCGCTTCTTACATTACTTGGCATCAAAGTCCATAGAGCAACTTTCTGGTCTGCTTCTAAGTTCTCCTGTTCCAATCTTACCCAAGCTGCCTTGGGGTCTTTCTCACAAATAGCAATTAGTTCAACTGCTAATTCGTCAAGATACTTCAAAATCTCAATAGGCAATTCATCTCGGATGCCTTGTGCTGGCGTGATGATTACCTGCTCTTTGAGTGGCGCAGAAGAATCCAGAGCATCATGCTCAACGATTTCCATTGCTGTAACCCACAGATAGCGTCTAGTGTATGTCTCAACTGCACCAAGGTTCTGGATAGGATGGCAACCCTTTAGATTGGCCTCTGCCATTGGTGATGTGATAACAATGCTTGTGCCATCGTCTGTGTCTGTGATAGTCAGGCTTGCTATCTCAGAATCGTAGGAGACTACACCACACAAACCGATGTTATAAAAAATCTCGGTGATTGTTGGGATAAAGTCACCAAGTTCAAAGTAGCTGTAGCCAGCAAACTTATTGTGACCTGACTTTTTGAGAGTTGCTTCTTGCAAACTCATTCTTGCTGCCATTAGTTTCTTGTGTACCATTTTATTTTCCTTCACTTAAATATTCTTCAATTAGGGCTTCTTTGTCTTCCTCGTATAAATCCTCAAAAGGTACGAAGTGGTTTTCTGAACAACAAGTGTATTTGCTACCTTGTAACTCAGCGCAGTAGCAACAGTAAGTTCCTTGTAGGTCTTGGATTGCTTCTTGTCTGGTCATTGGATTCTTTCGATAGGCTTTGCTACAAGCCATTTGTCACCCAACTGGCGTACTGACTTCACCCATTGCTTTTG